TTCTGCATTAGCTATATCGTTTATAGCACGATTAATGCTATTTTTAGCTACAGTTTGAACGCCCCTAGAACTTGATAAAGCTGTTAGAGTAGTTTCATTTAAATCTTCAAGAACTCTATTGGTGTAGTTAAGAAAAGTTAATGTTCCCATTATTTTTTATCCGTTTCGTTTTCTTTTAAAAAATGACACATACAAGTACAATATTTATCTTGACAATTTGAACAATCACAAAAACAATGTTGATCATCACAAATAGGACATTGACAAGTAGGCAAACTCATTAACTAAATTTCCTATACTTTCTAGTTTTATCTGCAATTTTCTTCGGTTGTTTCACAGACTGTTTTCCCTGCTTTGTTCCTTTTCGCTTTGCTTTTGTCGTTGCCGCATACTCCGCAGGTGTCAGGGCTTTGATTGCTTTTTCTGGTAAGTATCGTTCTCCAGTTTTTCCAGATGGTTTGCCAGATTTGGTACGCCATTTTTGTTTTCCCCAAGCCTTTAAACTACGTTGTGATTTTTTTAAATTAGCCATTTTTTTTCTTTTTTAAAAACGCATCTTGATTTTTTTTAGCTTTTAATTTTGCACTTTTAGATAATTCATTAAAATGAAAAAGTCTTTTACTGCTTTTAGTGTGTGTTTTACCTGAGTGTAATGTACCATCTTTCATTTTATGATACTGACCCATACCACCAGCACCAAGCGGTTTACCATCTTTGTAATAGTGTGGAACACCCATTGCCATTAGCTTCTATAACCTCCGCCTTTTGCTTTATACTGTTTAGCAAGCATTTGTGCTTTTCTTGCTGACCATTTACCAGCAGGACCACCTTTACTACCAGCTTTAATTCTACTAAAAAGATTTTTACGCATGGTTGGTTTGGTGTAATTCCCTGCTTTATTTACTGTGCTTTTAGCCATTTTATTCTACCAAAGAAGTATCAGCTGCTCTGCCATATGGGTTGATGTTTTGATTTACACTTCCACCGTATTTCATTTTCTTTTTGCCATACATCATGCCACCATCTCTTTTAAAACCCATTTTGTTACGGACAGATTTTGGTAGTTTGCCTAAACCTTTATTGCCTTCTGGCACATCTTTTAACATTTTACCACCATCTCTCATTTTCTTTTTGCCATACATAGATTTATTCTCCGTTAGTTAATTAACATTTCCATCGTTTACGAGCTTGCCTAAGTCTGCTGTTAGGATCTTTTGCAGCTTTAGGAAACTTCTTCATTTGCCCTGCGGATCTTGCACAGTAGCTTTTACGTCTTTTGGCAGCCTTTGATCCCGGTTTTACTTTACCAGTAACAGCGGTTTGTAATTTACTTCCGGGATTTTTTCTTCTATATGCTGCCACACCTTTCTTGGTCATACCAGCACCTGCTTTAGTTTTACGCAAGTGCCCACCCTTTTGAGTTAACCCTGACATATCACCTTTTTTTGTTTTTTTCTTTTCCGCCATTTGTTAGTAATCCTTTTGGTACTGATGCTATTTCCATATTTACACTAAAAGACCTGCGTTCTCCTTCAGAATAAAATGGATATACAGTATGTAATAATTTTGCAGGGAATAAATAAAAATCACCTACTCTTGGTTTAGCAACAAATCCTGAACTTTCCATCCAATTAGGTGATCCATTACTAAACTGTATATGTCCATGTGAAGGATGGTGGTCTTTATAATCTTCTTCACATTCTTCTTCAAACTTCTCTGGTAAAGCTAGATAACCTACACAAGATAAAGAACAGTTTGTGTGTATGTGCATTGGATTGTATTCATTTGCATACTGCCTGACAAACCAACCATTTATAACATTTAATTGATAATCTACATCTCTAGGTAAACTATCTTCTAACATTTTTGCACGTTCAAAACAATATTTATAGTATTCAAAAACAAAACCACCAAGTTCATTTACAAATATTTTACTTATAGCATCTGTAAATCTTGTTTCTTGTTTTACTTTACCAACTAAATACTCTGAGTGATCGGATAAATCGTCATCAATGTGAGAATTTAATTCTTTAACAAATTTATCTGATAACTTTTTATAAGCTATAACTGGTCCAAAAGGAGTTAAAACTTCTGTATCAGCTATAGGTTTAAAGATATTACCATGAACTTGTTTTTGTTTTTCTACTTCACTCATTTAAAAACCCCATTTTGTTACTAAATAATTTTGAACTAATGCGGTCTTTGTTAATAATTCTTTAAATAATTGTTGATTACTGTTTGTTTTTAATAACTCTAAATTTATACTTAATACTTCTTCTAAATTTTTTAAAATAAAAGATTGTTCGTAAGTAATATTAGACTCAAACCAACCTATAATATTTTGTCTACGCCCACTTATAATTGGTGTAACTTTGTGAGGATATATAATTGGAAAGATTACTATCTGACCCTTACCAATATTATAAGCTATTTCCCCTGCTTCTGTTTGTAAAACAAAATCTCCACCTTCGTAATCATCACTTAAACTTATAGTAAAACCATAATTATATATCATTTTACTATCAGATGATTGAAAAGAATCTACATGGTAGTCGTAAAAATCATTGGTATTGTAGTTGTTGTAAATTCTATTTTTTATTTTTGTAGGTGCATATATTTTTTTAATAGCTTTTTTATTTTTAAATATACTACCTATGTATTCATCTATTTTAGGAGTAATTAATGTTTCTTTGTTTTCTTTTATATTGTAAACATTACTTAATTTCTGTGATTTTTTACCGTCTACAAAATTTTTATTAAGTTTTGTAAGTATACTATCTGTTTCTTCATCTGTAAATAATTTATATATCATTATTTACCCCACGCTTTTTTCAAATAAGATTGAACTAGTGTGGTTTGTACAAACTTTTCTTTATCTTTTTCTTTTAGATGTGTTTGTACATCATATAAATTTTTTAAGATAAAAGATTGTTCATACGATACATTAGATGAAAACCAACCTAATATGTTTTCCCTTACTCCTGATGTAACTTTATTCACACCATGTGGATATATAATAGGAAAAACTGCTGCTTCTCCAGCTGCCAACTTAAACGACATTGGCCCTACTTCTGTGTGAAGAAAAAACTCTCCACCTTCATATTGATCGTTTAAATTTATAGAGAAACCATAGTCAAAATATACATTGTTTGATTTTGGTGTTGCTCTAAAAGAATCTACATGAATATCATAAAAATCATCTTTTTGATATTTATTATAAAAATTTACTGATATTCTATTTGGACAATAAACCGAATCTATAAAACTATGATTATAAAAAATATCAATTAAATATTTTCGTACCTTTTCTGGTACAGCAAGTATTTCTTGATTTTGTTTTACATTATATATTTTGTTTAAAGGCTGTGTAAAACTACCATCTTTATACTTTAAATTTTTTATTGCATTTGTGCAATATTTAACATTCTCTTCTGTAAGTAACTTAATAAAAAACATTTACTATTCCTCTTTAATTTGAACTCAGCAATGAGGTAAAATATGAGGGGTTTTTAAGGAACCCCCCGAAACCTTAATATAATACTATGTACCAGTTGAAACTGTAGCAGACTCAACAGGGTTTTTAGAAACGTCAACCAAAACAACGTGAGCACGGAATCTCCATGCAGTAGTTTTAGTTGAACCACCATCAATAACTAGAAGATCTAGTGTATCTGCTGATGTAACCATAGCTGAATCTGTACTTTGAGCACCAAAATTGATAGCAGTAGTACCATTAGAGGCAGCACCATCAATAAAAGCGTCAACATCACCACCTGTAATACCAACATCAAAAGTGATTTGTGCATTACCAGATGCTTCAAGAATTTCGATACAACCACCAACAACCATTGTGTCAGCAGGTAGATCTATTAATTGAACGATGTCGCCTTGCTCTAAGTCTGTGTTGTCAACAGCATCGTAAACTGGAGAAGTAATAACATAGGCTTTAGCAGCACCAGCAGGATGACCTACTGTTCCGCCACTACTATGAGTTGCATTATATGTAGCCATAATATATACCCCCCTTATGTATTAAGATCAGGAACACCAGACAATACGCCAGTAAATCCTGTTCCAGAGCCACGAAGAACTTTTCTTCCAAAGACGTGTAAACCACGTACAATGTCAGCAAAGCTGTTTGGATCACGAACTACTTCTGTTTTAGCAATATGTGATGCAGTAGCAACTGCACTAATATGACCAAACAATACATTAGTTTCACCACTTGTTGATGAAGGGCCAAAGGTTGCTGTAGCATCAGAACCAGTACCACTTACTGCAATCGCATTGGATTGATATAGTGTGAACCCATGAACTTGTCTTGCTGTAACAGCACCGTTCATAAGAGCAGACATATTCTCACCAGTTACGCTTGAGTCCATCAATTTTGCATCGGCTTGACGTAATATTTCATAGAATTGAGGAGGAGCTACGCACCATCTTCCTTCTTCTGGAACATCATTTTCGTCAAGTAGACGAGCAGCTGTACTAAGGTAGTTTGCACACTCATTACCAGTATTGCATGATATAGCAGAACTAGCAGCACCTAAATTAGTAGTGTCTGTAGTTGCATTTGAGTTGATATTACTTAATACATTGTAGTCGTATTGCTTTTTCAGAGCGTATGCACCTGAAGATGTAGCCAAAGCCTCAAAATTTAGATGGCTGTGTCTTTCTTCAATGTCATCAACTCTAAAAGAAAAAGCATTACCCTGATCTACAGTAAGAGTAATCTCTGTATCTGTAAGATCTTGTGGGTTTAAAGTTGCACCACGTTGATAAGCAGAAACCGTAATTGTCGGTTCTTTGATTATCTTCACGGTATCGCCAAAGTTCTCTATTTCGCCAGCATAGTCGGTGTTAGTAATTGCTTCTACAACCGAAGAGCGTCTGAAAAATTTAAGAACCTTTTGACTGAATATGCTAGGAACGAATGACCCATTAACTAGGTTGTCGTAACCAGCAGCAGTACTAAAAGCCATAACCTTTCTCCTTTAAAAAGTTATAAGATTGTTGATTAAAGTTCTTTGATTCGACCTTCTCGATTTGCTAGATCAAGTTCT